TCCTTGACCAGTTACAACCTCGCCACTTAAATAAGTAGCCCATTTATTGGATAGTGTTGCAGATTCACCAGAGTTGATAGCGTATTGTCTAGACGAATACCCTTGACCAGTAACCACTTCAGTGGTTAATTGTGTCGCCCATGCTTTGGCAGTATTATTTTGTGTTTCCGTATCATCATGCAAATCTTGCATCTCTACGCCAAAGTTTGGCAGTGAGTTCATGAACAAATAAACGGCTTGCGAAAATTGCTCTGGTGAGCCTGTAGGTCTGTTTGGCACTGGCGGTAATGCGGTATAAGCCATTAGATAACCCCCTCAATTTGTAAATTACAATCCGCGCCTGCAGGACTGCTTAAAATAACTGATAAATCGCGATAATACCCAAAAGTGACAAGAACATCATAATCATCTCCAGCCGAATATAGTGCGGGCTCTGTCCTGTATTCCGTCATAATTCTGCGAACATTTGCCAGTTTGCTATGCTCAATAAGGACAGGTATATCTAGCCGATCACTAAAAGATCTTGGCACAATGATATAATTACCAAAATCATCCTGCTCTTTAATCGAGTAATCTTTAATGCTAAATGATGCGCCCCATAACGCTGTTCCTATTTCAAACTGACTGCCATAAACGAGTGAGCCTAATTTCGCAACTCCATTCTCACTAGAAAGCGTCAGCTTGCCTCTACCTCCAACGATGGTTGGAACGTCAAAGCTGACATATCTATCTTTGAACGATATTTCACTATAGAGGTACTCATACCAAGAATTAGACCCGTAATCTCTTAACTCAACAACAAAATCAATGATCTTTTCATCAAATTGATCCCATGCTTCAAATCTTGCGCTATCAGCTTCAACGTTAATCAATGCGACCGAGTTTACAAGGGAATCAAATGAAACCTCTACTTCAATAGATCCTTCGCGCTGTGTTTGTGACCCTGTTTTATTATCAAACATCGCATAATAATTACTTGTTCCAACATTAACCCACCACGAAATATCGGTTAGCGATTTCCCTGTATTGGCATTTGCTACTGACTCGTAAACATTTGCGCCGCAAGCGGTACCAACAACCTTGTCGCCCTTACCGTATGTGGTCGCACTTGAATACAGCGGATAATCAAGCGTAACATTATAGCTTAAAATGTTGTCGCAAATTGTCGGGATAGACCTGATCATTTTCATACTCATATATTTACCTCTATCTCGGTATTTATCGGCATGCCGTTTGCATCCCATTTGTCTGAGTAGTCAGCTACCGTTTTGGTGTTCTTTATTACCTCAAATCCGATCTGCCTATCTTGCGCCTTCAACTCAGAGACCTCATTACGCAATGCCTTTAATTCGGCTATTATATCACCGTTATTGCTATTTGATGTAATCGCCATTGGTGCTGATACCATGCCGCCATCTGCATAGCCTTTTCGTCTAACGCCTTCAAGCTCTCTGATTGCGTGCGGGTATTTTTCAACCTGCCATTTCGGAATAACATACTCGCCTTTGTGGACTACTCCAGCAGGCTCATACTTTCCGCCGTTCCCTGTGTAACCGCCATCTGCAAACTTAGATGTAACGCTTCCAAGTGTTGATCTTGCGCTTGCCCCAGTTATGCCTAATGCTTGTGATACGCCCGTGATCGTCATGTTCTTGCTATCGATGTAATTTCCGATCTGAGCAGTTGTTGCGCCACTAGATATCAGCTTAATTAGACCAGACTGATTAGCGTTAAGATCAACACCTAAAGCCTTTTCAACACCGCTTGCTGTCATGTTTTTTGAATCAATCAGGTTAATGATTGTTGTTGCGCTGGCGTTTGCCTTATCAAGCGCAGCTAATGCGGTTTGATTTGCGTTTAGTGTGGTTGCTGGTTTTGCGGTTGGCGTGACTGGTGCTGTTGCTGGTTTTGCGGTTGCCGTGACTGGTGCTGTTGCTGGTTTTGCGGTTGCCGTGACTGGTGCTGTTGCTGGTTTTGCGGTTGGCGTGACTGGTGCTGTTGCTACTGCCACGCTTGCATTTGCGGCTGTTTTTTGTGCAGTTGCAAGCTCTGCTTTTGCGGTATTGAATGCGGTAACAACGTCATTTAATCCAGTTTTGAACGCTAACAATGGATCTGATACGCTTGCAAAATCAATACCAGTAATTTCTTTGTTGTACAGGTTAAGTAGAATAACAGAAGCGTTATACTGATCGACCAATGACGATAGCGCGACCATTTCGTTAGCACGTACATCGTAGTATTGTTTGGTTGTGTCTGCTAATGATGTTTTGGATGCGACAAACTCGCTAATTAACCCGTCAATTTCACTAGATGTTGAGCCAAACTTGGTAACGATTTCTCCAATATCACCGCCAGCATCTTTAACCTTGCTGGTAAGTAGATCATAGTCTGATTGCAATGATTTTAGTTTTTCAGTTAAATCATCACTTTCACTTGTTGCTGTTTTTTGAGAAGCTGTATATTTTGCGGTTGCCAACGCTTCAACTGCATACAGCTTGCTTGCAACGGTTGATTTTTCTTTTAGGTAATCCTCAAAAGATGATGCTTGCGCATAGCTTGCATCTAACAGGTTTTGCGATATTTCTGGTAATGCTTTAGCTGCTTCAATATCACCAGCATTTGCTTTCGATAGTGTTGTTGCAAATGTGTTTCTATAATATGTCAGCTTCTCAGCGTTTGTATCATTCTTGTCGAGTTTTAAGCTATCAAGATAATCCGATACTGTTGTTGATACTTCTTTGAAGTTCTTTGCAATATCAGCATTGATCTGAGCCATTTGAGCGGTTAGATTATTTGCATAATCAGCGATTGATTTTGCGCTGCCATCAAACGCGCTTTGCGCTGAATCTTTTTGCTGTATTGCTTCCTGTTGAATACCTGTAATTGTATCTTTGATATTTTGCCCAAAGTCATACAGCGATTTTAACGATGACTGGTAATTAGCTTGCGCGTTCTTCAGATTATCAAGTGCTGTTTTTTCATCCTGCAATGCCCAAATGCGTTTTTGCGTGGCTTGCTGTGTAGCGGTTAATCCCTTGAGTTCAGCATCACGAGCTTGTTTTAAGGCTTTTGTCGGATTGGTTAATTCGAGCAACTGTTGCTTTAAGTCTGCTGTTTTTGATTTTTCTGCGTTTTTAGCATCAAGCGCGGTTTGCTTTGCAGTTTTTAGAGACTCATAATACTGATCTAACGCGCCTACATTATCCATAATTGCCGTATATGTTTTGTACTCGGCTTCGTTTTGTAGTTTTAAGCCACTAATCAGTCTCACAAGTCCCGCCTCTGTAGCTGGTAGCTTCTTGCTTAATCCATCAAATAGATTTGTGACTGAGTCTGTGTTTATTTTCTGCTTTTGTTCGTCGGTGTAGAATGCGTCAACAAAGTCATTGGTATTGCTGACAAAATCATTTAGACCACCGCTTAATTCTACCAATGCCTCTGATACTGCAATAACATCGCCATTTATTTTGATACCAATATCGCCTAGCGTTTGCGTTACAACTGCTTTATCAGTAACCAATCGAGTCAGTGTCTCAAAATAACCCTCGTTGAGTTTGGCGTATTTATTGACCATATCTGGAAACATAGCGTAAGCAAGTTTGTCCGTTTGGGTGCTAATGGCTTCCTGTAGTGCTTGCTCAATTTCAGCACCCGTTTTACCGCTTGTTTCGATCTTGCCAATACTGATTTTGAACGCATCAACTTTAGCGGTAATGTCTTGACCAAGTGCCGTACCAATATCAATCATACCATCATGCAAGTTATCAAAAATATTTTGAAACGCCTGTTCTGATTGCCCTTGAATGTCTTGGAATGAATCGTACCTGTCGCTTGATGAGAAGCTACCAAAAGGTCCGCTTGATGTTTTCTTAATTCTTGTATAGCTTTGCAAGTCAGCGTTTTGACCTAGCGAAAAATCACCGAGATAGATACCTGAACCCACTGCTTTTTTTGTAGTGCCGCCAAATGCGCTGTTCAAAAGATCTCCTGCAAAACTATCTAAACCTTTGATAAGACCACCAATAATAGGCATATCGTAAAGCCCTAATGACTTAGATATGCTTTTGCCGAAGTCAACAATACCTTGAGTATTATAAGTTGTACCCAACCCACTAACATTCGTGCCAATACTTCTAATATCGCCTGTGGTATAAAGTGCCGTTGCAAAGCCTGTGATACTGCTGTTCAGGTCTTGCATTTCCTTGAAGATATTGCGTAACTCTTTGTATTGATTCGCTTCAATGTCCTGCATATATTTAAGCGATTCGGAAGCTGACTTGCTTGGGTCAGTGCTTCCTAGTGGTGAGCTTGCACCGTCTCCGCCTTTCGCTTGCGGTACGCTTGAACCAGAAACACTCGGGCTTCCGCCACCAATCGCACCCAATAACGCCCCAACAGTTGCCGCCATTGCCGCCATACGAACCCATGCGCTGTATGGGTCTCCACTGCCTTGTGTTAATACTGCTGCTGTTCCTGCTACGGTTGCTTCCGTGGTTTTAATGCCAATTAACCCTAGGCTTGATGCCATTTTTTGAGCGTCAAGTGCAAGCGTTGCAATGGTCATTGCTTTTTGGACTTGCATTAACGCTTTTTGCTCTTTGCTGTTTTGGTCGAACAATCCAGCCGCTGCACCTGCCATATTGCTATACATGGCAAGGCTTCCGCGGGTTGCATTAGCGGTAAAGTCGCTTTCCAATTTGCCTAATGATTGAATGGCTTGAGCGCGTTCTTTATCGCTTGCAAATTGGGTGTTGGCTATTTCGGCTCGTTTTTTCGCAATGTCGTCAAGATGCTGTTTCTCTTGGTCGTAATAACTCATCATCTTGCCAGTAGTTTCTAGCAGGCTTCCCATGCTATCAACCAATGGATCACTGGTTTTGCTAAATGACACGTTACCAAAGTCTTTAAGTGATTCTGATAGCGTCTTGACTGATTTACTGTATGTTTCGATTCCGTCAACGTCTTTAATGAGCTTGTTTTTTAGGCTACCAATCGCACCCTCATAATCCGCAACATACATGTTTCCTTGCGCAAATTGCTGGTTAAGTAATAACACATCTTCGCCATATTTGCGATAAAGTGCCATTGTTGGGTTTAGCGTATCTTGCAGGGATTTTAATGAATCCGTTTGGGATTTGTTATAATCTTCTATGGATTTTATGTTTTTCTCGAAAGCGTCATAGTCGTCATTTTGAATGGCTTTTAGGTATTCAAGATGCTTCTTCGTAGCTTCTTCTGTTGACTTTGATTCATCTTTGATTTGTTTAGCGTAGGCTTTGCTTGTCGTTGTCGCTGATTTTTTGGCTTCTGATAAATTGTAATTAGCTGTTACAAGCTCTCTTATTTTTGCTGATTCAGCGGTATTTGAGTCTAAATCCAACCCTGCCTTGAACAATGCTTTTGCAATGGCGGCATCTTTAATAGACATACCAAGCATCTTGTATTCTTGCTCTAAAGACTTGATAACATCTTGACCTTTATCGGTCTTTTTGTTGGTTTCGTCAATTTCTACACCATAATTGCGCATCTCATTGGCAACATCTAGCAAGGTATTGCCAAACGCCTTTTCTTGATCTAACAGCATTTCTTGCTGTGTGCCAAATCCTGCGGTTTGGGCGTATAGCTGACCGTATTGGGTTGATAGATCATAAGTTGATACGCCTAATGCTTTGGCTTGCTTCTCTGTATCTGACATTGCTTTTGTTGAGCCGTCAAGCGAAGCATTAAATATCTCCTGTTTGTCGCTTGCTAGTCCAATATTGATCTTGTACTTTTCGAGCTCTTGGCTCATGTCAATCGTATCATTAACCAATGAAGCCGCGCCCTTTGCCATTAAATCGAACACAAACCCCCATTTATCAATAACCGTACCAGCAGCATAAGCCATTTTATAAGCGTTTTTTTCATACTCTGCCGACACATTCATTAATGTGTCAATAAAGCCTGTGTTCGTTTCTGATAGCTTGCCGACCGCTTGATCGGCAAATTTACTGGCTTCTGCATATCGATTGATATTTGCTGTTGATTCTTGCAATACTTCTGCCAATGACTTAATCACATTAGCCAAGCCTGAGCTTGAATTACCAACACTATCCAGTGCGCCAACGAAGTTAATCGCCTCATTGGTCATGACTTGCCACGCTTGCGAGACAGTCATTTGCATCTCGCCAAATTTCTGATCTACTGCCTGACGTTGGCTTTCTAATGCTTGGGCGACAATATCAGAGGTTAATTTTCCCTCTTCTGCCATTTTTCTAAGTGCACCGATACCAACACCTAACCCGTCCGCTAATGCCATCATGACACCGCGTCCGTTTTCCATCATGCTGTTAAATTCATCGCCACGAAGAACGCCTGAACCCATAGCCTGAGAGAATTGTAGAATGACTGATTGCGATTCTTGAACCGTTGGGCTTGTTAATGCTAACGCCTTACTGAATGTCTCGACGAATCTTGTCGTCTCAAATGTTGTTCGCCCCATATCCTTAAGGGCAGGCTGCATGGTGTTGTACAGCTTTGCCATGACTGTCTGACTTGAATAGGTGTCATTGGCAACTCTATTCAGTTCGGCTTGCACCGTGATCAATTCGCGCGCCGTGTCGGTGACAAGGCGTAATTGGTTTTGCATTGATGTGTAAGCGTCAGCGGCTTTGATGATTTCTTTAGCTGTAGATATGGCAATAAAACCAAGAAAAAACCCTTTTAGTTTATCGATTCCATCACCAAGAATATCTGATTCGTTTTTTGCTTTCCTCATTGCTTTTGACGTTTCTGAAAGCGATTCGTTTGCTTTATTCGCTCCAGCAACAAAGCGACCGTTTGCTTCACGCATTCTTCCACTGGAATCAATGAATCTCCCAGCTTGCTTGTCGGCTTCTGTTAATGAGTTCCCGTATTTGTCAGTCTCATTTCTAGCTTTTTCTGTTGCTGATCTTGTTTGCTCTGTTGCTCTTAACAACTTATCTTGTTCGCTTGTTGTTTGTTGGTATTTTTTAGCAAGATTTTCTTGAGATTGCGCTAGCTGATCTGTTGCTTTTTTGGCATTGCTAGAAAACTCGTTTGTTTTTTTCTGCGCTTTTTCCATTGCGTCAGCCAAGCCTGTCGCGCTTTGCTGTGCTTTTTGCATCTCGCGCGAAGCATCTGACACGTCTTTATATTTAATGTTAATGCCAAGTGTTGCTAAATCCATATCATAGCCCTCTAAATTTTAGCGAGATTATACCAAAAAACCCGCCATTAGCGGGTTCTGTTTTTGATTTGTGAGCGTATCTTTTTGGCTTTCTCAATTGCTTCAATCGCCTCAGGTGTCATGAATGGTGCTTTAGCGTCAACATCTTTAGATACACTTAACGATGCCACATAAGCCTTGCTCATATCCATAATAACATCTGACTCGATTTCATTTAACATCCAGCCACTAAGATCACTGAATGCTTTCAACTCAGACCACGATAACGGTATAGCCCCGCTAAACCCGTGCAAACATATCCCAGACTTGTAAAAAAGATCAACTATATATTCTGCATTGGTAACGTCTGGCAGCTTAAGAAGCAAGCTATCAGACTTTTTAAGGTATTCTAGCCTGCTTTCTTTTTGACCATCTGGCATAGCATGAAGCCATGCCAAATGTTGCGCAAATAGGATTAGTTTTGCGCGTTTTGCTTCAAAAAAAGCGAACGGTCCGCAATCGCTTTATCAACCTGTTCACGAATCCATGGGTAGTTGGTGTAAATCTGTTTGCAGGTGCTTTCATTGAAAGGCACGGGAACGCCATTTTCTACCAATCCTTCCCATGATAGCGTGCAACGTGCTAATAACTCAATGTCGCGCTCTTCGTTCTTGTCTAGGTCGATTTCGTCCTTGTTGGCAAGATTTTGACGGACACGCGCTTTGATCATGTCGCGATAACGTGAAGAGTCTGAACCAATAACGGTAATAAACCAACCGATTTTCTCACCAGTTGATGGATGCTTTAACTCAACACGCGCACCCTTTTCAGCATAAGACTTTACGTCCAAATTCTTTAAGTCGAAACTCATATCTAATCACCCCTGATTATCCACCCTTGATAAAAGTGAGCAGTCAGCAAAACGGGTGGAATTTTGCCACAGCCATAAAGGGCTATGTGACTGCTCATTGTGCATTATATCACGTTAAGGCGTTACGCGCACTGGTGGTTCGGTTAAACGAACAGATAACGACAGCTTAACAACATCGCTATTTGTGCCGCCCGAGTCTGTTAACTCAAAAACACGGCCCTGGCAGTAGCGATTTTCGTCATCATCATAAGCGATTTTGAACGAATAAGCATTTTTAGATGATAACGCTGTAAACAGGATATTTTGACCTGCATCAGCTGAATCATAACCCAAAGATGCCGTTAATGCCGTAGGGTCGTTAACGCCCTTAACGTGGCGCGTCATATTGTCTTCCAATGATGTAAAAGTCACATCAGAAAAAGCATCACTTGGCGGGACGATTGATTCTACTTCCTTAACTTGTGTCCAAGTTAAAGCTGAAAAACCAGTTTCATCATTCGTTGTTGGTAGTGCAGCCGATACATATAGCATCGTACCTGCGTTTGTCTTAAAAGCCATT